CCGCCTGATGGCGCAGCTGGCGAAGGCTCCGGAGCCTGCCAAAGCAGCGAACGATGCGCCGGCGCCTCCCAATGGCGAAACCGCGACGGGCGGCACAGATTCGCCGCAGTAGCGCGTGGAAGGTTCCCTCGTGAGCGAATTTCGACACGCAATCAAGCAGGTCGCACTCGCGGACCTCAAGCCCTACGACCGCAACGCGCGCACCCACTCGAGGGCCCAGGTCGAGGAGCTGCGGGGATCGATCCGGGCCTTCGGCTTCACCTCCGTCCTGGTGATCGACGAGGAGGGCCTGCTGATTGCCGGCCACGGTCGCCGGCTCGCTGCCATGGCCGAGGGACTCACGCACGTCGACGCGATCGAGGTCCGCGGGCTTTCGCCGCAGCAGAAGCGGGCGCTCGCGATCGCCGATAACAAAATCCCGGCCAACGCAGGGTGGGACGAGAAGCTCCTCGCGCTCGAGCTGGGGAGCCTCAAGGCCGACGGGTTCGACCTGTCGCTCACCGGGTTCTCGATCGGGGAGCTCGACGACATCCTCGGGCCCGACCCTGGCGCCGGCGATGCGGACGAAGACGACGCGCCGCCGCCTCCCGAGCGGCCGACCTCGCGTCCCGGGGAGCTCTGGCTGCTCGGTGATCGCCGGCTGCTCGTGGGCGATTCCTTCGACCGTGAGGACGTCGATCGACTGCTCGAGGGCAACCTCGCTGACATGGTGCTGACCGATCCGCCGTTCGCCATCTACGGCTCGAGCACCGGCATTTCAGCGGACATCGCCGATGACAAGATGGTGCGGCCGTTCTTCGAGAAGCTCGGCGCCGTCATCATCGAGCGGGTGCCGGAGTTTGCGCACGTCTACGTGCACTGCGACTGGCGCAGTTACGCGACGCTCTGGCACGGCCTCAAGTCCGCGCGCCTGACGCCGAAGAACTGCATCGTGTGGGACAAGGGCCACTTCGGGCTCGGGGGCATGTACGGCAACGCGCACGAGTTCGTGGCGTTCTTCGCGCGGCTCCCGCCTCAGAAGGCGATGACCTCGGGCAACAAACGCGGACAGCGGCCCGTGTTGGGATGCGCCAACATCTTCAAGGCCTCGCGCGTCACGGGCGAGGAGCGGCAGCACAACGCCGCGAAGCCCGTGGAACTCCTCGCCTGGCTGATTGAGAACTCGAGTGAGCCAGGCGACCTGGTGCTCGATCTCTTCGGCGGCTCGGGCTCGACGCTGATTGCGGCCGAAAAGACCAGGCGCCGCTGCGCCATGATGGAGATGGAACCACGTTTCGCCGACGTGATCCTCGAGCGATGGGAGAAGGCGAGCGGCAAGCAGGCGTTCCTCGGCACGGGCACGACGGACGCGCTGAGCTGGTCGCAGGCAAAGGAGGAGCGCCATGCCGGCCGGCCGGCCGCGACACCAGCCAACTAAGGACTTCCGCGAGCTCGTGGAACTCGGTGCCGCCAATGCCATGCCGCACCACGAGATCGCGCGGGTGCTCGGCATTGGCATCAAGACGCTGCGCCGGGAATATCACCGCGAGCTGCGAACCGCACGCCTGAAGGCCAAGCTCAAAATGGGCGGCCGGCTCTTCAACGCCGGGATGGCAGGCAACACCAAGGCGATGATCCACTGGCTCTCGATGCGCGGGGGCGATGAGTGGAAGCCGCTGCCGCTGCGCCATCAGCACGGGGGCCCGGACGGCGGCGCCATCCCGATTGCGGCCGCCGCGGTCGCGATCTCAGACGATGACGCGATGAAGACTTACCTGCGGCTCTGTCGGGAGGAGATCTGAGCGCTGAGCCCTCCAACACGCTGCGAGACGTCTACGCCTCCGCGTGGCGCGAGCGCGCGCGGCGCCTGAAGGTGCTGCGGGCCAACCCGGACATGCTGCCTGGGCTGCGGGCCTATTACCGCAACCATCTGGCGGACTGGATCAACGACTGGGGCATCACGATCGATCCGCGCAACGTCCGCCTGGGACTGCCGGTCGTGATCCCGTTCCTACTCGATCAGCGCCAGCGCGAGTGGGTGGAGTTCACGGTCCAGAATTGGAAGGACGGCGAGTACGGGCTCACCGAGAAGAGCCGCGACGTGGGCGTGTCCTGGCTCATCGTCGGGCTCTCGATCGGTATCTGCACGCTGTTCGATGACGCGGCGATCGGGTGGGGGTCGTTCAAGCGTGAGAAGGTGGACTGGCGCGGGGACATGGGGTCCCTATTCGAGAAGGGGCGGGCGTACCTCGAGGCCTTGCCCCGCGAGCTAAAAGGCGGCCACGACCCCGAGCAAGGCCACAGCACCGAGCGCCGGCTGCTCTTCCCCGAGCCCCGCGGCTCGATCATCGGTGAGATCGGCGACAACATCGGCCGCGGCGGCCGCACCTCGCTCTACTTCGTGGACGAAACGGCCCACCTCGAGCACGACCAGATGGTCGACATGGCGCTCTCGAAGACGACCAACTGCCGCCAGGACGTGAGCAGCGTGCAGGGTATGACCAACACCTTCGCCGAGCGGGCGCACCGCGCCGGCGTGCGGAAGTTCACCTTCCACTGGCGCGAGAACCCGCGCTTCAGCCAAGCCGACTACGACAAGTTCCTCGAGACCTGGGGCCCGGTCGTGACCGCTCAGGAGCTCGACATCAACTACCAGGCCTCGCTCGAGGGCATCGTGATCCCCGCCCTCTGGGTGAACGCCTGCCTCGATGCGCATGTGAAGCTCGGCATCAAGCCCACCGGCGAGCGCCGCGGGGCCCTCGACGTTGCCGACCAGGGCGTGGACAAAAACGCCTTCATCGTCGCGCACGGCATCGTGCTCGAGGCGGCCGAGGTGTGGGCCGGCAAGGATTCGGACATCTACGCCACGACCGAGCGGGCGTTCCTCGTCTGCGACAATCACGGCGTGCGCACCTTCCGCTACGACGCCGACGGCGTGGGGGCAGGCGTGCGGGGCGATGCCCGCAAGGTCAACGAGAAGCGTAACCCCGCCTTCCATATCCGCGTGACACCGTTTCGCGGATCCGCTGCTGTCATGGACCCGACGCGCGAAATGGTCGAGGGGCGCAAGAACGAGGACTTCTTCCTCAACCTCAAGGCGCAGGGCTGGTGGGCGCTGAGGCAGCGTGCGCAGCGCACCTACCGCGCCGTCGTGCACGGCGAGAAGTACGACCCGGACACGCTGATGTCGATCAGCTCCGAGATCCCCGAGGCCGTGCGTGTGAAGCTCATGATGGAACTCTCGCAGCCGACCTACTCACAGAACCCCGCCGGCAAGCTCGTGATCGACAAGCAGCCCGACGGCTCCCCGTCGCCTAACTTGGGTGACGGCACGATGATGGTTTACGCTCCCGGCCGCCGGCCGATGCGGATTGATGAGCGCCTACTCGGAGACGATGAGGACCTAACATGACTCGCAAAGCCACCCGCGCCCCTGCGCGTAAACCCGCGCGCAAGCGCCTCACGATCAACGCGACAGTCGCGGCCGACTCCTCGGGGGAGGATCTGCACGGCTACCGTCGGGCGAGGACGGTCAACTTCCCCGCGCTGCCTTTCAAGGTGAAGAACCGCGAACCGAAGCTCGCGATGGACGACGCTGGTCCGTTCCCGTTCCTGCCGTTCATCAACAGCATCGCCGGCCTCGGCGCGTTTGGCCTGTACTTCCCGGGCTACCCGTACCTGGCCCAGCTCGCACAGCGCTCGGAATTCCGGCAGCCCGTCGAGACCACCGCAAAGGAGATGACGCGCAAATGGATCGCGTTCAAGACGAAGGGCCTCGGCGACAAGAGCAAGAAGATCGCCGACATCGAGAAGGCCTTCGAGGAGTTCAAGGTCCAGGCGCTCTTCCGCAAAGTCACCGAGCTCGACGGCTTCTACGGTATGGGGCAGATTTTCATCAAGATCCGCGACCAGGACGAGCACACGGACCCGCTGCTGATCGACGAGAACACGGTGGAGAAGGGCGCGCTGGAGGGCTTCGTGGTGATCGAGCCTATGTGGGTGACGCCGCTCGTGTGGAACTCAACCGACCCGACGCTCCCCACCTTCTACAAACCGGAGAAGTGGATGGTGTTAGGTCGCGAGACCGACCAGACCCGCCTCATCAACTTCATATCGCGCGAAGTGCCGGACATCATCAAGCCCGCCTACAACTTCGGGGGCATCTCGCTCTCGCAGCTCATCGAGCCTTATGTGACGCGGTGGCTGAAGACGGTCGATAGCGTCAACCGGCTGGTCAACAACTTCTCGATCGTGAACCTCGGCACCGACATGGCCGCAGTGCTCGAGGGCGAAGCGGACTCCGATGTCCTGAAGCGCGCGAAGCTCTTCACGAAGACGCGCGACAACCAGGGCCTGTTCCTCACGGATAAGGAGACCGAGGCGCTCAACATCTTCAACGCGACGCTCTCCGGGCTGTCCGAGCTTCAGGCCCAGGCGCAGGAGCACATGGCAGCACCCACCCACCTGCCGCTCGTCGTGCTCACCGGCATCACGCCCGCGGGCCTCAACGCCTCGAGCGACTCCGAGATCGAGGTGTTCCATGACTGGATCAACTCGATGCAGGAGCACCTGTACACCCAGCCGCTGACGAAGATTCTGAAGCTGGTGCAGCTACACCTCTTCGGCACCGTGGACGACGAGATCATCTTCGACTACGTGCCCCTCAAGCAGCTCACCGGCGAGGCGCTCTCGCGTGTCAAGAAGACGCAGGGCGAGATGGCCGTCGCGTACATCGACGCCGGGGTTGTCAGTGCCGAGGAAGTGCGCAAACAGGTCGCCACAGATCCGGAGAGCGGGTTCAGCAACCTGGATCCCGACAAGGTTCCCGAGCCGCCGGAGCCCGAACCGATGCCAGGCGAGGAGGGCGGCGAGCAGCAGCAGGATGAGCCGGCAGCGCGCGCGGCGTGAATCCCGTCCACCAAACTGACATCGAGGCCCTGGGCGCCGAGGTCGGCAACTGTATGCAGGCCGCGGCGGCCTCCTTCCTCGAGCTGCCGCTCGAGCGGGTGCCGAACTTCATCAAGCTCCCGGACGCCGAGGGAGCCTTTGTCGACTTCTTCCGCGAGCGCGGCTTCGAGCTCATCGAGAAGCCCATCGGCTTCGTGCCGCCCGGCTACTACTTCGAGCTCGGCATCAGCTACTTCGGGCACGAGCACATCGTCCTGATGCGCGGCGGGACGCTGCGGCATGAGCCAAACCCGCTCGGGCGTGGACTGATGAAGCGGGAGCTCGTGGTGTGGCCCAAGCCCCTCACCGAGGCGGCGCTCCACATCGCGCTCGATGCGAAGCAGCGGCAGCCCTCGAACGACCTGGTGCTGCGCGCCGTGATCCCTAACGAGGGCGTGCGCGCCTGGTATCAGGAGCAGATGCAGGTGATGTCCCGCCGCATGGCGCGCGACATCCTGCGCCTCATGAAGCGCTTCTATCGGCCGGCTAGTAAGCGGCTGGCGCTCGATGACGATCCGATCGTGACGCTGCGCACGGTGATGAAGGTCTGGGGCCGTCTCTGGCAGAAGCGGTTCGACGACATGGCGAAGGAGATCGCCGCGCTCTTCGCCGATCGCAGCCAGCGCCACCTGGACGTCGCCATGCGCAAACGCCTCAAGGACGCCGGCTTCACAGTGCGCTTCCGGCCGACCGAGCGGATGGTGAGCGCCTACCGGGCGGTCGTGGCCGAGAACGTCAACCTGATCCGCTCGATCCCGCGCGAGTTCCTCAAGGACGTCGAGTCGGCGGTGTGGTCGGCTGTGATGCGCGGCGGCTCGATGTCGGAGCTCTCGACCGAGATTCGCGCGAAGTACGGCGTGACGTACCGGCGCGCCGCGCTCATCGCGCGCGACCAGGTAGCAAAATCGAAGGCGGTGATGGAGAACGCGCGCCGCGCCGACCTCGGCATCACGGAAGCGGTGTGGCAACACTCGAGCGCAGGCAAGGAGCCACGCCCGACGCACGTCGCGATGAACGGGAAGCGCTTCAAGATTGCGGACGGGCTCTACGACTCGGCGGAGCAGAAGAACGTGCAGCCGGGCGAGCTCATCAACTGCCGGTGCACCTCTCGCGCCGTGATCCCAGATCGACTCGGGAAAAGATCGTAGCTTCTACCCGCCTCGGGTGTGAGGATCAATACCCAACACCCCGTATGTGACAGCGTGCCCAGATCCCGCACGAAAGTGCTTGATCCTCGCACGCGACTTCGGTTCTATCGCGCCCGAACCAACTGAGCAATCCCCTCAGCAAGGTGCGATGTGAAGCGTGAGTGTTGAGACCTTCGCCATCGACTCGCGGTCGGGTGTCAGCAGCCGCTGTGCTGCTGGCGCTCGATCGCTCCCTTCGCTCGATCGACTCGGACGGCCACATGCGCGTCGAAGAGTCGCGGATCTCGAAGGCGAACGTCTGCCCATATCTCGGGCGGGAAATCCCAAACTGGGAGGCACTCGGGCTTCAACCCGACAAGACGTATCGGCTCTTTCGCGATCCGAAGGAGCTCGAGAAGGGCGCCGGCACGTTCGACGGCAAGCCGCTCCTCATTCGGCACGTCCCGATCGATGCGGACGCTCCGCGCAAGGAACTGTGGGTCGGGACTGTCGGCACCTGCACGTTCGAGCCGCCGTATCTCGTCACGCGCCCGCTCATGGTGCTCACGAAGGAGGCCATCGACCTCATCGGGAGCGGCGAGCAGCGCGAGCTCTCCGCAGCGTACCGCTACGATGCCGTCATGGAGCCCGGCGCCTGGGGCGGGCAGCAGTATGACGGCCGCATGGTCAACATCCGCGGCAATCACGTCGCGATCGTGTCGGAAGGTCGAGCAGGCCCCGACGTCCACGTTGCTGATGAACTTCCTCCGGAGCTGAAGCCCATGAAGTCTGTCGCCGCTGCTGTCGCTCTCGCCATCAAGCCCTACCTCGGCAAGGATCCCAACTCTCACCTCATAGCCGTCGCCCTCGACGGCATGCTCGGGGAAACGCCGGCCGAGTCGGTGATCACACTCGATGCCGAGGAGTGCAAGGCGGCGGAAGACGCTGCGCGCGATGCCAAGGGCGGAGACCTCACCGACGAGGAGCGCGAGGCGGCCTACGAAAAGGCCCGCGATCGCAAGCGCGCCAAGGACAAGAAGGCCCGCGACAAGAAGGCCAAGGATGCCAAGGACAAAGCTGCCAAGGACGCGAAGGCCGCCGAGGACGCTACCGCACGTGACGCCGCGCTCGATGAGCGCGAGGCAGCGATGGACGCGCGCGAAGCAGCCGAGGACGAGGGCAAGGAGGACGAGGAGGCGAAGGACCGCAAGCGCGCCCGTGACGCCCGCAAGACCGCGCGTGACAAGCGCGCCCACGACCGCGGGCAGGACGCGCTGCCCGACAACACCGATCACCGCCGGGACTTCCGCTCCGGGGAGGACTCTGTGACGAAGGACGAACTGAGCGCCGCTGTGAAAGCGGCCGTCGAAGCCACCGAGAAGCGCGGGCGCGAAGCCGCAAAGGCCCGCGAAGACGTGCGCCCCCTGGTCGGCGTCGTCTCGATGGCGATGGACTCGGCGCCCGAGATCTACCGCTTCGCGCTCAAGCATGCCGGCGTGAAGACCGACGGCGTGCACGAGTCCGCGCTCGGCACTCTCGTCGAGATGGCCGTGCGGCAGAAGAAGCAGTCGGCGGCTGCCCTGCCGCATGTGGCGATGGATGCGCAGCACGCCGGACTCGTCAGCCTGGACTCGCTCTTCCCGACCGTGAAAGCGGCCTGAATCGACCAGCCCCGGGCAACGTAAAGGATCCCAGTCATGAAGCACGTCCACTACCTCGGGCTGATCGTTCCGTCCGAAGGCGGCACGCCTGAGTTCCTCGGCCCCTTCCTCACGCACCCTGACGCGAAAGCCGCGGTGCAGGAAGAGATGGGCCAGACGCCCGGCGTCGTGGGCGGCGTCGTGCCGTTCGATTTCGTGGAGCCGGCGGCTGCGCCGGCGCCGGCTGCGGCCGAACCGGCTGCTGCGCCTGAGCAGGCGGCCTCCACGGTGGCGGAGACGAAGTAGCCACCCGACCCAAGGTAACGATTCGCGCACCGCAAGTTGTAGGAGTCAGATCACATGCCACCGGGACTCACCTCAGGCTTCCAGAGCTTCGTCAACAAGGAGCTTCCGCCAGGCGTCGCCGGCGATTTCGCGGGCGCCAACATCCGCGCGAACGTCATCGCGAGCCCGTGGGGCTTCGTTGCATCGCCCGGAGGCGTGAACATCGGCGTGGGCGGCTGGGCGAACCCGGCAACGGGCATCGCCTCGCAGTACTTCCAGCCGAGCTCGATCCCCGGCTTCGTGCACCGCGAGGGCCAGGCGATCATCACGACGTTCCTCGGCGTTGCCTCCATGCTCATCGTAGGCGGCGATCCCGTCACGCTCATGGATCAGGGCGAGTTCTGGGGCCTCTTCAACTCGGGCGCGACTCCCGGGCAGAAGGTCTACTTCAACCCTCAGAACGGCGCGCTGAGTGCGGCCGCGAGCGGTGGCACCATCGGCGGCACGATCACGACCGCCTCCATCGCCGCGGGCAACCCGGCAGTACTCACGGTCACGACCATCACGGGTACGCCGCTGACGGTCGGCACGGTCATCACCGGCGTCGGAGTCCCTCCCGGAACGTACATCGCTTCCTTCGGCACCGGCTCGGGCGGCGCGGGCACGTACAACCTCGCGAACGTGGACGGCACCACGATCCCGACCGTCGGCTCGGGCCTCTCATATGCCGGCATCCAGGAGACGGACTTCTACGTCGCCTCGGTGGTCACGGCCGATACGACCTTCACCGCATCCCTCGCGCTGCCTGCGGGCGGCACGGCCTACGGCATCTTGACGGTGACTGCGATCGCCGCGGGAGTACTGGCTGCCGGGCAATACCTGTCGGCCACGGGCGGCGGCGGACTGCCGGCTTCGGCAAACGTCCAGATCCTGCAGCAGCTCACCGGTACCGCCGGGTCGACCGGAACCTACCTGACGACCAACGTGGCTTACACGGTGACCAGCACCGCCACCTTCGTCGCCACGCAAGGCAAGCTCGGCAAGATCTCGAGCTGGACCACGCCGCTCACCTAACCCCTGACAGCACTCAAGCACTGAAGCACTGAGGTAGACCCGTCATGCGTCGCACAGCTGATACGGCCAAAATCTCCCAAGCAGTCCGCGCGGGACTCACACCCCAGGTGCTCGCGATGCTCGCCAGCGAATCGGGCATCGGCTTCGATGCGAGCCTGGGCAATGGGAGCACCTTCACGGTGCCCAACTACAGCGGCGGCGGGGAGCGCGTTCTCTCCAGCGACCTGCGCTTCGTAGAGATGGCGGGCAAGGGCGGGCGCCCGATCGCCATGGACACAGGCATGGCGATGGACGTGCAGGCCGAGCTCGTCACCGTCACGAGCGCCGGCATCCCCTGGTTCCTCGCCAACTGGATCGACCCGCAGTTGATCCCGATCCTGGTGTCGCCGATGATGGCGGCGAAGATTGCGGGCGAGTCGCTCAAGGGCGATTGGCTCACCGAGACGGCGATGTTCCTCACCGCTGAGGCGCTCGGCGAGACGTCGGTCTACGGCGACTACAGCCAGAGCGGCTCATCGAACGTCAACGTCAACTTCCCGCAGCGCCAGAACATCCTCTTCCAGTGCTTCATGCAGTACGGCCAGCGCGAGCTCGGCCGCATGGGGCTCGCGAAGATCGACTGGGCGAGCCAGCAGCAGCAGGCCAACGCCTTGACGCTGATGAAGGCGCTCAACTACCTGTACTTCTACGGGGCCGCGAACCTCCAGAACTACGGCCTCATCAACGACCCGGCGCTCCCGCCGCCGCTCACCGCCACCTTCGCCTGGCTCACCAACGCCTCGGCGACGGCCAACACCATCTACCAGGACGTGGTGCGGATGTTCATTCAGCTGCAGACGCAGACGAATGGCACCGTGCGCATCGACGACAAGATGGTGCTCGCGCTCTCTCCCGAGCAGTCGGTCGCGCTGCAGTTCATCACGCAGTACAACACCAACACGGTGGCGGCACTGCTCAAGACCAACTTCCCGAACCTGCGCATCGAGACCGCGCCTGAGTACGGCCCGCCCTACAACGCGGCCGGGCAGCTCGTGCAGCTCATCGTCGAGGAAGTCGAGGGCCACCGCAGCGTCGAGTGCGCGTTCTCGACCAAGCTCATGGCCCACAACATGGTGGTCGACACGAGCTCCTGGCGTCAGAAGCGCACATCGGGCGGCTACGGGTCGATCTGGTACCGGCCCGTCATGCAGGTCGGGATGCTTGCCTGAGGGCTCGCGTTGAAGGAGGCGGGGGACGGTGCGAGGTGCGACCTATCCGGGACTTCTCTCAGGTGCCGGCACCCCGTTCGACTGGCCGACCGCACTCGGCTACTCGCGCCAGCCGTTCACCAATCTCCTCGCCGGACGGGGAGGGCTGACCGCCGGACCTAACGGCGTCGCGCTCGGCATCTTCGGGTGGGCGGACCCCAACACCGGGCAAGTCTCCAACGTCCAAGGCTCCGGGCAGCAACTCGGCTTCGTGCTGCCGATCTTCGAGATGTGGAACTGGCAGGGCGTCTATCGTCAATGCGGCGCGCCTGGCACTCCCCCGCTCCTGATCCGCCGGCCAGGGCTTGAGGTCGTCCTCGCCTCCCAGGGCGACTTCCTCACTCGCTTCCCCCTCGGCGCGCAGGCCGGGCAGCAGGTGTTCACCGATCCCGCGACGGGCCTGCCCTACAGCGGCAACCCCGGTGGTTATGTACCGACAGGGTGGACAGTCATGCAGAGCGGTGGCTGCAACGAGCGATGCCGCATCTCGAGCTTTACGCGTCCCTTCAATTAGAACGAGGAAACCAGTCATGGCGAAAGAACAGGTTCTGATCGGCTGCAAGTTGCCGCACGGGCTCATCATGGAGATTCCCGACGTCGGCGACCTGCTGCGCCCGAAGCCCGTGGGTCAGCGCGTCATCCTGAAAGGCGCCAACTCACTGCGCACCAATCCGAACGCGGCGCAGGGTTCCTTCCCATACGCTGTCACATCGGTCGACAAGGATTTCGCCGACCGCTGGTTCGCGCGCTACCAGAGCGAGCCATTCGTGAAGAACGGCCTGGTCTTCATCGCGAAGAGCGAGGCCGACGCCAGGTCGATGAGCAAGGAGCGGCTGCCCGAGCGCACCGGCATGGAAGCGCTCGATCTCGGGGTGGACGCCAAGGGCAAGAGCACCGACCCGCGGCTCGCGGCCCTCGGTCGGGGCGCGGCGCATAGCGCAACCACGCCCGATCCGGAGTCGATCGCGCGCGCGCAGGGCGCGGCCGCGTAAGTCACCCGCAGAGCTTGAATGGGCATCTCGCCGTGCACGCCGAACCCGATAACGCCTGGGGTCGTCACGTTCGACCCCAACGCCTTCCAGCAGGCGTTTCCGATGTTCGCGAGCGTCTCCGATGCGGCCCTCACGGCCAACTTCGGCTTCGCCACGCTGATGCTCGACAACTCGTGCTGCTCCGTGGTGTGCGATGCACCGACGCGCGCGCAGCTGCTCAACCTCATCACCGCGCACATCACCGCGCTCTTGAACGGTGTGAACGGCCAGCCTCCGCAGGGCATCGTCGGGCGCATCAGCCAGGCGCAACAGGGCTCGGTGAGCGTTTCGACCGAGATGCTCGCGAAGACCGAGTCCGCCGCCTACTGGCAGCAGACGCCGTGGGGCGCGCAGTACTGGACGTCCACCGTCAAGTACCGCACCGGGCGCTATGTGCCGCCGCACCATTGCGACGACCACGGAATCCCCTGGGGAGCGTGGCCGCAATGAGTGCCGTCAACCTCACGGTGAAGGGCGGGGAGCGCATGAAGCGCTACCTGGCGGCGGTGCAGGAAGCGGTGGGCGCCGCGCGTGGTGTCCGCGTCGGGTTCCTCGAGAATGCGACCTACCCCCCTGAAACGGCGCAGAGGGGCCCGACGCTCCACGTTGCACAGGTCGCCTTCTGGAACGAGTTCGGCACGAGCCGCGCGCCGGCGCGCCCGTTCTTCCGCGGGATGATTGACCGCGAACTCGGCGACTGGGGCGACAAGCTCGGGAAGTTCCTCAAGGCGTCCGACTTCAACTCCGACACCGCACTCGGCCTTCTTGGCACCGATGTGAAGGACGCGCTGACTCAAGAGATCGCGCGCTGGCCGGCCGACAACGCGCCCTCGACAGTCGCGCGCAAGGGCTTCAACAAGGGCCTGGTCGATAAGGGCGTGATGCAGCGCTCGACCGACTTTGAGGTGCTGGAGTAAATGCTCAACCTCCACGCCACCGTCCGAGGAGCCATCCAGTCCGTGAACCCGGACGTCGCGGCGATCTACCTCAAGTCGCTCGGGAACACGCCGAACGCGGCGGGCCAGCAGACGCCGAGCTATGCGCCACCGATCTTCGTGCAGCTCCAGGCCCAGCCACCCTCCGGGCGCGACCTGCGGCACATGGAGTTCCTCAACATCCAGGGCGCGACGCGCGTCGGCTACCTCTACTCGAACCCGAGCGGCATCGGTCGCGTGACCGCGCGAGGCGGAGATCTCCTTCAGTTCTCGAGCTTTGTAGGAGCGCCGCCCGAGAACTGGCTGGTCACGCGCGTCGATGAGCGCTGGAACGTCGGCACCAACAACATCGATTCGGCCGATCTGCCCGCCAGCCCGCCCACAAGCGGCTGGACGAAGCTCTGGCTCACGTTGCAGACGGATCCGCCGACTGACTTCGTGTACGACAGCTCCGGGCAGTTTGTGGAGGATTCCGAGGGACGGCCGGTGCTCAGCTCGAAGTCGAAGTACCTGACCGACAAGGCGGGGAACTTCATCACCGATTCGAAGGGCGCAGTGCTGGTGACCTCATGAACGGCCTCACCGTCACCCCGACACTCAACGGCGCGGCCGGGAGCGTCTACGCCGCGCTCGTGCCCTTCATCATGGCGGTGACGGGCGTGCCTGCGGCCAATGTGATCCAGGGCCTCCAGAACCGCGCATCGATGCCGCTACCGGGCTTCATCGTGGTGCAGGCGATCACGCGCCATCGACTGCGCACGAACATCCACGACTACTCGGTCGCAAGCGCCGGCGACGTCAACATCGAGGAAGGCGTCGAACTCGCCGTGCAGATCGACTGCTACGGCCCGAGCGGTGAGGACTGGGCGACGATCCTCTCCTCCACGCTGCGCGATGAGTACGGGTGCAACCTGCTCCTGCCGAGTGGCGTACAGCCGCTCTACGCCGACGACGCCCGCATGATCCCGCTGGTCGCCGGCGAGGAGCAGTACGAAGAGCGGTGGTCGCTCGATGCGCACTTCCAATACAACCCGACCACCACGGCGCCGCAGCAGTACGCGGATGCGCTCGACCTGACGCTCGTCGATGTAGAAGAGAGGTATCCGCCCACATGATCCGCGCCTCACTCAAGGTCCTAGTCGCCGCCTGTGCGGTGCTTCTCTTCTCGTCATCGGCTTCAGCTTCCGAGGTCGGTAGCTACCCGAACGCCACGACGCCCCTGAGCGGCACCGAGCGGCTTCTCGGGGATCAGAGCAGCAGCACCGTCAACATCACGCCGGCGCAGCTTGACGCCTGGTTCCTGACCCAGCTGACCTTCTCGAACGTCACGGCGCTCTGGAGCGGATGCAGCGGCACGACGCCGATCCTCAGTTACACCGGCGCGTGTGTCGCCCCGAGCGGCGGCTCGGGAACAGCGCCCACGATTGCAGGATGCGGCACGCCAACTCCCGCAGCCGGGAGCGGCGCGAACGCAGGGCACTTCACAGCCGGTGCCACGAGCTGCAACCCGACACTGACCTTCGGGACGACCGCCACCAACTGGTGGATCTGCTGGCTCAATGATGAGACCACCAACATCTCCTTTCGCCAGACGGGGCATTCGCCCACCACATCGGTACAGACCGCTTCTGGCTCGGCGACCACTAGCGACACGATCGACTACGTCTGCTCAGTCCACTGAGGAACCGGCATGAACCCATCGATACCTGCGAGCCAATTCGTCAACGTTATCCCGAGCGTGCTCGCTGCGGGCGCTGCCGATCTCGCGATGAATGCGGTGTTCCTCGACAACTCGGGCGACACCTCGATCCCGATCGGCACCGTCGCGCAGTTCGGATCGGCCACCGCGGTTGCCTCCTGGTACGGTGCCAACTCCGTCGAGGCCTCGCTCGCCGCGCTCTACTTCGCCGGCTACAACGGCGGCACGAGTCTTCCCTCGGTCCTGTACTTCGCGCAGTACAACACCGCGGCGGTGGCCGCATACCTGCGCGGCGGAGCACTCACGGGCGTGACGCTCGCGCAGCTTCAGGCGCTCTCTGGCACGATCCAGATCAACATCAACGGCGATGTGGTCAACAGCGCCAACATCAACCTTGCGAGCGCGACGAGCTTCTCGAACGCTGCCGCGCTGATCCAGACGGGACTCGACACCTCGGGAGACATCTTCTCCGGCACGGGATCCCAGGCTTTGGGAGTGCTGACGATCTCGGCGGTCGCATCTGGTGCGCTGCACGTCGGCGACACCGTGACGGGCGCCGGCGTCTTCGGTGGCTCGGCCACCATCACTTCCTTCGGCACTGGCACCGGCGGTACGGGCACTTACAACGTCAGCACCAGCGGCACGCAAGGGAGCGGGGCGGTGACCGTGACGAGCGGCGCGACCTGCACGTACGACCCGCTGCGCAACGCCTTCGTCATCACCAGCCCGACGACCGGGGCGCTCAGCACGATCGCCTTCCCGACGACCAACGCCTTCACCACCGGGCTCCTCCTCACTTCTGCCAAGGGCGCGGTGCTCTCTCAGGGCTCAGCCGCTGCGGTGCCGGCGACGCTCATGAACTCCGTCGTCGCGCAGACCCAGGACTGGGCGACCTTCATGACGGTGCAGGACCCGGACAACGGCGCGGCTGGCGGCCCGATCAAGGTGGCGTTTGCCACCTGGTGCTCGCAGCAGAATGACGCCTACGCCTACGTCGCCTACGACTCCGATCCGCTGCCCTCCACGCAGTTCACGGACCCCGCGTGCTTTGCCGTGCTCGTGGACACCTTGAGCGGCACGATTCCGATCTGGAGCGCGACGCAGGGCCCGTCCATCGCCGCCTTCATCTGCGGACTCACGGCCTCGATCAACTTCAACCAGTCGGGTGGGCGCACGACCTACGCCTACCGCTCGAGCCCGAGCCTCGTGCCGGACGTCACGAATCTCACGACCTATCTCAATCTCAAGAACAACGCCTACAACTGCTACTGCAACGTCGCCACGCGCACCGCGGCCTTCCAGTGGTTCCAGCCTGGGCAGATCTCGGGCCCGTGGATCTGGGCGGACCCGTACATCGACCAGATCTACTGGAACGCGCGCTTCCAGAACGATTTCGCCGAGCTCCTGACGCAGGTGCCGGCGATCCCCTACGACCAGGCGGGCTACAACATGATCCGCCAGGCGCTCATGCCCGACATCGTGGCGATGGGCAACTTCGGCGCGTGGGTCTCGGGCGTGCAGCTCTCCGGCTCTCAGAAGGTGGCCGTCAACACGGCCGCCGGGCGCGTCATTGACCCGATCCTGACATCGCAGGGCTGGTACCTGCTGGTGCAGGACCCGGGCGCCAACGCGCGTAACTCCCGCAGCTCACCGACCGTCACCTTCTGGTACACGGACGGCGGCAGCGTTCAGCAGATCAACATGGGCTCGATCGATGTCGAGTAGGTAAGTCATGTCAAACACCATCACCAGCGCCAACTCATCGCTCAGCCTGAACGTCCCGGGCGTCTTTCCGGTGCCCGTGCCGATCGAGGGCTTCGCCACGGACGACGCCTTCGACACCGAGAACGTGGTGCCAAACGAGACCCTCATGGGAGTCGATGGCACGCTCTCCGGCGGCTACACGCCTTATCCCGTGAAGCAGAAGATCGTGCTGCAAGCCGACTCCCCGTCGATCGCCGTATTCGATGCGTGGCGCCAGGCGATGGATGCAGCGCACGAGGCCTACCAGGCGAGCATGACGATCATCTGCCCGTCGATCGGCAAGGTGTTCACCTTCGTCGGCGGCTTCCTGACGGGCGGCATGCCGGCGCCTCCGGGGAAGAAGGTGCTGCAGCCGCAGACGTTCGAGATCACCTTCCAGTCGGTTTCCGCGGCTCCGATCTGAGCAGCAGCACGAGTCACATGAATGGGGCGACGCACCGAAACCATCACGATCGAGGACGAAGGCCGCGACAAGGGGAAGGTCTTCGTCATCACCGAGATGAGTGCGATGGAGGGCGAGCGCTGGGCCGGGCGCATCACCGAGCTCGTGCTGGCCTCGGGGATCTCGCTGCCGAAAGAGGCGACGGGTGCGACCGAGGATGCCGGCATGGCGGGCCTCGCGCAGCTCGCGGGCGTGGGCGTGCCGCTCCTCAAGGCGCTGCACGATCCGGAGATCGACAAAGCCACATGGGCGTGCATCAAGTACCAACACGACCCGCGCCACGCAGCGCAGGCGATCATGCAGGGCGATGCGTGCCAGATCGAGGAGATCTCCACCGTCACCGAGCTGCGCATGGCGGTGCTGAGGCTGCACACGGGTTTTTTTTCTCCCGCAAGCCGATCGACTTCGGCATCACCTTCGCGGCCGGTGCCGACGGGCTCCTTGCCTACCAGAACGTCCCGGCCGCGATCGGCGCGGTAGTTTCGGCGGGCGCTGCCACTCTCGGCGAACTCAGTACCACGCTCGGCGTGCGTGATCTCTACGACGCGCTCGAGATCGTGATGGTCGACGCCTACAACCGCCGCGTGCTCGAGGAGCGAGCCAACCGTGGCCGGTAGCGTCATCGACAGTCTGGTCGTCACGCTCGGGCTCGATTCCAAGGAGTTCAGCAAGGGCGTCAAGGGCTCGGCCGAGGAGCTCGCTGGCTTCACGCGCCGCCTCGCCGGCATGTTCCTTGCCGTGCGCGGCATCGAGGACGTGGTCGGCTACTTCAAGGACTTGCACGCGCAGCTCGCCGAGGTCGGCTTCCAGTCGCGCAACCTCGGGCTCACCGGGCAGGAGATCAAACGCCTTGGCGAAGTGAGCCAGCTCTTCGGCGGCCAGGTACAGGACGCCGCCGACTCGATCGAGGGACTTCAGAACGCGGTCTTCAACCTGCGCTACCGCGGCCAGGTCGCCGACTCGATCGCGATGCTGCAGCGCTTCGGTGTCGCGTACCTCAATGCCGCCGGCCACGCGCGCAACTTCAAGGACATCGCACTCGATGCGGCGCGTGCGATCGAGCGGCAGGCCAAGATCGCGGGCCTCAACCAGGGCGAGCGCTACCAGATGGCGCTCTCCTTCGGCTTCACGGGCGGCGTGGCATCGGCCGTGGCGCAGGGCGGCAAGGGCCTCGAGGAGGCGCTGCGCAAGGCGCAGGTCGATCAGCGGGCGCTCACCGAGAAAACGATCCAAGGGCAGGTAAAGCTCGATCAGGACATCACGCGCCTTCAGAACGCGACCGCCGCTCAGTCCTCGGTGATCCTCTCCCGCCTGACGCCGGTCCTCGAGTCGGCCGTCTCGTGGCTTCAGAAACTCGTCAACGACCTGCTGCCGAAGATCGTCCACGCGATCGATGCGCTCCTCAACTTCTTCAAGAACCCGCCGCCGTGGTTTGCGGCGGTCGAGAAGGCGATCGGCGAGCTCGCGGCAGCGCTCGGGCCCACCGGCACGCTGATCGCCGCGCTCGGCGCGCTGACGCTTGCGATGGGCGCCGGCTCAGCGCTCGTCACTGGCATTGCGGGTCTTGCGGCTTTTCTGGCGCCGCTCGCTGCGGCAATCGGTGGTGGGGTGCTGCTTGGCAAGCTGATCGCAGCTCTTCCTTCTGGCGGCCTTCTCGACAAGATCAACGAGAAGGTCCTCGACTGGATCGGGCCCGGGTCCGACATCGACGTCAGGCACTCGCCGACCGGCCAGCACCGCGTAGGCGTCATTCAGCGACCGCCCGCAACGCCCACCGCGCCGCGGCCCGGATCGGCCGCGCAGCAATCGGCTGCCGCAGGCACCAGCACTCCCGCCGCTGCGGTCGCAGGCCCCAGCACGCAGGTGCACATCGACGAGATCAACATCAACACGCGCGCGACGGACGCCAACGGAATCGCGACTGGCATCGGCGGCGCGCTGCAGCGGAAGCTTCTCGTGTCGAACGCTGACGGGGGGCAGTCGTGATCCCTCCCATTCCCGGCATCCCGCAGTTGCCGCCGAGCGTTGCCACGCCAGTCGTGACGCTTATCGCCTCGGAGGCGATCTCCGGGCTCCTGTGGCAGGCCGCACAGTCTCCGCCCGCCTGGGGCGTGTTCGACGATCAGGGCAACCAGGTGCTCTTCCCCGACTCCGTGCTCGAGTTCTCGAACCGCCAGGAGTACGACATCTCGAACTTCCCGGTACAGGCGGGATCGTTCGCCTCCTATAACAAGGTGATCCGCCCCTTCGAGGTGACGCTGCGCTTTTCCAAGGGAGGCACCGAGGACGACCGCTCGGGGTTCCTCCAGCAGCTCGACAGCCTCGCCTCCTCGCTCGATCTCTACACCGTGACGACGCCCGAGCGTGTGTACCTCAACGTGAACCTGGAGCGCTACGAAGTCATCCGCCGCGGTGCCAAGGGCGCCTTCTTCCTCACCGAGGTCGACGCCTACTTCGTGCAGATCCTCGAGGTGCAGCCGCAGTACACGACGACCGCCGTGCAGCTCCCGAACGCTCAGTCGGACGCCGCGCAGCCGACCAGCAACGTCGGCAACGTGCAGCCGCAGACGCCGAGCTCGCAGGAGACCCAGGACGGTCAGGCGGCGCTCGCCTCGCAGAGCCCGGGGCTCTACTGATGCAGGTCGTACCACTCGCTGCCGTGCCGTCTCAGACCTTCGCCGCCGTGCTCGGTGGGCAGGCGGTGCAGTTCGCGCTGTACCTGCTCGGTGCCGGTGCGGCCGCCGCCCTCTATCTCGATGTGATTTCCAACAACACACCGATCTTCACTGCCCGAGAGGTGAGGGCCTATGGCGCACTGCCGGACACGGTGGCGCCTTTCATGCTCTCGGGGCGTCATTACCTCGGATTCGAGGGTGACCTTCTGTTCCTCGACACGCAGGCCGGACCGAACGTCCCTACGGCTGACCCGGTGCCTGCGGGGCTCGGCACGCGCTGGCAGCTGCTCTACTTCTCGCCGGCTGACCTCGAGGCGGCCGGGCTGGTGAGCGCGTGAGCAGCAGCTTCGTCAAGCGGCTCCTGCGCGCGAGCCTGGTGTTGCCGCAGGGCACTTTCCCCGGCACGGACTCGAACACGCTCGTGCTTGAGAACTACCGCATGGAGGCCGTGCTCTCAGGCGCCGGCAACTTCACGAACCAGTGCGGGCTTCGGATCTTCGGGATGCGGCAGGTGGATATGAATGCCGCCACCGTGCTCTTCGGCCAGGACGGCAACCCGATCAACATCAACGCGCGCGCGATCCTCATCCTTGAGGCGAACGACAGCGGCAACTGGCTGCAGGTGTTCGAGGGCCAGTTCACCGAAGCGCAGCCTGACTACCGATCACTCCCCGACGTGGCGCTCACCATCAACGCCGTGACCGGGATGGGGCAGCAGATCCTCTCCGCCGCGCCGTCATCCTTCTCTGGCGGGACCGACGTGGCGGGGCTGTGTCAGCAGCTCGCGAGCCAGATGGGCTACGCCTTCGAGAACAACGGTGTCACGGGCCAGCTCAACACGCCCTACCTCTCGGGCACGCTCATGGATCAGTTCCGCGAGGTGTGCGCGGCCGCCAAGGTCGACTACTACTTCGATTCGAAGTCGACGCTCGTCATCGCGCCATCGAACCAGCCGCGGCAGGGCAAGAACGCTGTGGTGCTGTCGGCGACCTCGGGGCTCGTCGGCTACGTGTCGCTCACCCGGTTCGGCATCGAACTCGACTGCCTGTGGAATGCGGCGATCGAGCTCGGAAGCCCGGTCCAGATCGAGAACTCCGACGTGCCTGGCACGAACGGCCTCTGGTTCCCCTACAAGTTCGAGCACACCTTGGAGAGCGTCAAGCCGCAGGGGCGGTGGTTCTCGCACCTCGAGTGCATGCGGTTTCCGGCTTCCACGGTGGGCGCATGAGTACGCCCGCCGAGCAAGTCGCCTCGCCCCTTCAAAGCCCGACGTCTGCGGCTACCGAGTACCAGGCGCTTCAGTTCCTCATCCTGCAGCGTCTGTTGCGCGTGCAGACCGCCACTCTCGTGAAGGTGCAAGCGGTGCACGGCGGAGGCCTCGCGCCCGTCGGAGAAGTGGACGTGCTGCCGCTCGTGGACCAGGTGGACGGCGCCGGCAATGCCATCCCGCATGTGACGCTCTACGGGCGCCCGTACCTGCGCGTGCAGGGTGGAGCCAACGCCATCATCCTCGACCCGCAGGTCGGCGACTTGGGGCTCATGGTGTTTGGCTCGCGCGATCTCTCCTCTGTCATAGCGAGCCAGCAGCACGGGCCACCGGCGAGCAGCCGGATATTCAACTATGCCGACGGGCTCTACGTGGGCGGGATGTTGAACGCTGCGCCGACCTCCTACCTGCAGTGGCTCGCCAACGGTCAGATCGTCGTGGACAGCCCGGTAGAGGTGGACATCACCGCGCCCGTCATCAAACTCACCGGCGGCGGCAAGGTGCTTCAGATCTCGAGTGCCGGCATCGTCCTCGACGGCATCACCTGGGAGACGCACAAGCACACGGGCGTTCAGACGGGCGGCGGCACTTCTGGAGGGCCCACCAATTGAGTGCGCCCTTCAACACGCTCTACCTGACGGTGGACACATGGGATCTGACCGCGGATGCCTCGGGGAATATCGCGATGGCTGCACCGCCTTACGCGATCACCCAGGACGTCGCGAGCGCCTGCCGCACGTTCCTTGGCGAGGTGTACTACGACACGACCCTCGGCGTTCCCTACCTCGGCAACACGCAGAACGTCGAGAGCCCCGGCGCGCAGCTCCTCGGGCGCACACCGGCACTCAACATCCTGCAAGGCGCGCTCGCCGCCGCGGCGATCACCGTGCCGGACGTGAAGAGCGCGAGCTGCGTGGTATCGGCATTCCAGAACCGCGTGGCGAGCGGACAGGTGCAGTTCACGACCGAGGACGATGTGAGTTTCACGGTGGCGATCGGCGCCGCGGTGTCCTCGGGTGCCGGCGTGCCCGTGATTCCGCTGGGCACGCTGTTTACTGAAAGCGGCCAGATCCTCTCGGGCGAAAGCGGCGGCGGAATTCAGGAAGGATGATCAGCATGTTCAAAAAAGCACTCATTGCTCTCGCGGCGCTCGCGTTTGTAAGCACCGCAACGGCACAGAAGATCTCGCAGCTGCCGGTCTACCCGGGGCCAGTGACAGGGCAGGAATCGATCCCGATGTCCTTCCTGCCGCTCTCGACGACGCAGAGCTTCCAGATCACGCCACAACAGCTCCTCGCCTACATCCAGGGCGCGCTCGCGATCGGCAATGTGCAGACCGACTGTCACGCGGTGCCCGACAACGGCGTGACCGACAACACCACGGCCATCGCCAACTGCATCGCCACCTATCCCAACGGCATTTTCTTCCCCGGTGGCGTCTTCGGATCGAACAGCAACATCGCGGGCTTCCAGACGATCCGCAAGTACGGCCCGGGATACATCAAGCGCGCCGGGGCGCTCTTCGCCATCACGCCGCTCGCCTCCGACACCAACACGCTCTACGTCGCGACGACTGGGAGCGATCTCAACGATGGGCTGGACTCGGGCAATCCGATGCTTACGATCCAGCACTCCTTCGACTCGCTCACCTGGTACACCGATAACTCGCTCCTCGGCGGAACGTGGAAGATCCGGCTCGCCGCCGGCACTTACTGCAATGGCGGCCAGCTCAAGGTCAAAAGTCAGAACCTCGTCGGCGTCTATGGACCCGCCGGAACGAGGCCCTTTACTCCGACAGCGATCGTCGACGGTGGTGGACCTGGAGACGGCTGCACTGCGCCGACCACGACCTTCGGCTTCTACACGATTGCCGGCAGCCTCTATCTCCAGGACCTGCTGATCCAGAAGTGGTCAACCTCGGGCTGGTTTGGTGCCGTAGTCGAGCAGTTTGCCGATCTGTACACGGCGAATGTCTGGTTCATCAACGACGACGTTTCGCTCAAGGCTCAGCAGTCGCGCTTCTTCATGGATGGCGGCGATGTATCGGGCGGCACGACCGGCGCCACGATGATCTCGGGCACCACATTCACCTTCGGCTATCAAGACAGCTCCGCCGGCACCGGCCACGGGGCGAACGTTGGTCCGTACTTTCACGGCCAATCGCAGACCGCGATCCTCATGCAGGAAAACAGCACCGGGCACACCAACTATGTGACGTGCGATACGAACCCGATCTGCTTCGACATCGTGGATAAGTCGCGTACCGACTCGGTGAGCTCATCCCTCACCCACAACGCTACCACCGACATCCGCTGCCGCGTCAACAGCTCATGGAACAACAACCCCTCTGGCCCGAACACGCTCGCCGGCACGCCGCCCTACACGCTCCTCTACTCTGGCTGCTACGAGCTCAACCGGGACGGGCAGTTCAACACGCTCTGGGGCCAGCAACCGCTCACCAGCGGCTTCTCGAACAATCCGCTCACCGGCAGCACCTCTCTCACCACGATGGCGACGCTCACCAACGTGGTGGATGCCGCGCAGCTCACCCAGCAAGGTCACCGCTTTGGCGTGCGCATCAACGGCAATATGTCGGGCACTGCTGGCGCCAAGACCATCAGCGTGCAGCTCGAGGGCGCGAGCGGCTCGAGCCCTTCGCCCACCAACATCTGTAGCCTCACGACGAATGCGATCTGGGTGGGCGACTTCATCGCGGAGTGCGAGACGATCGCTGCGAGCGCGACGGCCCAGGCGAACAGTGCCCGGCTCTCGCTGGATAACAGCGGGACCCCGGCACAACGCATCGGCACGAGCGGCACCAGCATCACCGTGGGAACGCAGCAGTTGACCGCCCTCATCAACGCGCAGCTCGCGAACTCCGGCGACACGATCACGATCCGCAGCGTCGAGCCCTACGAGTTTTAGAGCGTGAGCACCAACGTCCCGCAAATTCAGTGGACCTCGACCGGCCTGGTGGTGCCGTCGGAAGCGGCCGTGCTGGCGGGGGTGCTGGCTGACTTCAACGCCGCTTTCGGCGGAAACCTGAACCTCGCGCTCAATACTCCGCAAGGACAGATCGCGACTTCGCAGGCGGCTGCTATCTCGAACTGCTACGCGCTCTTCACCATGCTTGTGAACGGCGTGGATCCTGACCTCAACGCCGGCTTCATGCAGGACGTCATCGCGCGCATCTACTTCCTCAACCGCAACCCCGGCACCGCCACCGTGGTGAGCTGCACGTGCCTGGGGCTCGCCGGCACGGTGATCCCGACCGGGAGCCCCACGCAGCCGCAGGCGCAGGACACCTCCGGCAATCTCTACTACTGCGTGCAAGGCGGCACGATTCCGGTCGGCGGCTCGATCACGCTGAGCTTCGCCAACGTGGTGGACGGTCCGATCCCCTGTCCACCGAGCACGCTCACCTCGATCTATCAGGCGGTGGCAGGCTGGGATCAGATCACGAACGCTGGGGCTGGTGTGCCGGGCGCCGACGTCGAGAGTCCGCAGGCCTTCGAGTACCGGCGCGAGCAGTCGATCGCCGCCAACGCGCACGGCAGCGCGCAGGCCATATACGGCGCCGTGATTGACCTCTCGGGCGTCACTGACGCCTACGTGTACGAGAACACCACCAACGCCACGATCCTGGTGGGCTCGACGAACTACTCGATGCTGCCGCACTCGGTGTACGTCGGAGTGATCGGCGGCGACCCGCAGGCGATCGCGAACGCAATCTGGACGAAGAAGGACCTCGGCTGCGACATGAACGGCAACACCACCGAGACGGTGGTGGATGATAACTACGCCTTCCCGCAGCCCTCCTACACGATCAAGTTCAACAACTGCACGTCGAACCCGGTCTCGTTCAATCTGACGGTCAACATCAAGAACTCGTCCTCGCTCCCCTCGACCATCGTGCAGGACGTGCAGGCCGCGTGCGCCGCGCAGTTCAACGGCACCAACGCCAATGGTCAGCGGGTGCGCATCGGCTCGCTCCTCCTGGCGGCCAGTTTCTACGGCCCCGTGGCGACTTGCGAGGGCCCGAGCGTGCCAGTGCAGGTGCTGTCGATCCTCATAGGATCTGCCTTCTCCGGGCACGGCACGCTCGTGGCGCTCTCGAATGTGCTCACGGTGACGGGCGTCACCTCAGGCTCGCTCACCCCCGGAACCGTTATCACGGACGCCGCGAGCTCGATCCCCGCCAACACGCAGATCGTTGAGCAGCTCACCGGGACACCGGGCGGCGCGGGCACCTATCTCATGAGCGCCGCTGCCACGATCACCGAGAGCTCGCCTGAGGTCATCACGGGCACCGCAACGGCGACGGCCGCGCAGGTGGGCATTGACCAGGCACCGGTGCTCGGCACCGTGACGGTGAACCTGGTATGAGTGTCACCCCCGTCACCGTCCCGAGCGTCGTGGGACTCGACCTTGCGGATGCGACCGCTGCGCTCACGAGTGCGGGGCTTGTCGTCGGCACGCTCACGCCGGTCACCGATCCTGCCACCGCGGTGGGCAATGTCTCGACACAGAGCCCGATCGCCGGAGCTCAGGCGCTGAGCGGGAGTGCCGTGAATCTCAGCATCTCCTACATCGTGCCCGAGTTCGACATCGATGCGACGCTGATCAGCCAGTACGCCAACAGCCCGACGATCGTCACGCTGGTAGAGAACTTTGGTCAGTACTTCGATCCAGCCGCCAATCTTCAGGACTTCTACCTCACGGTGTGGAATATCGACACGGCCGTGGGCTTCGGTCTCGACATCTGGGGCCGCATCCTTGGCGTCTCGCGCGTCATTCAGATCCCCGGGACCTCCGGCGCCTTCGGCTTTGAGAACAGCGACACGCCGCCGGATTGGCAGGACTTCGGCAATACCACGATCCCTGCGGCCGGCGGCCCCTTCTACAGCGGCCAGGTCTCCGGCGACAGCTACAAGCTGAACGACGACCCCTACCGAACGCTCCTTCTCACGAAGGCGCTCGCCAACATCTGCGCAACGACGGCACCCGCACTCAACGCGCTGATCAGCAATCTCTTCCCAGGTCGGGGCGTTTGCTACACGGTCGATCGCGGCGGCATGCAGATGACGTATGTGTTCCTGTTCACTCTCTCGACCGTTGAGTACGCGATCCTGGCCGACTCTGGAGTGCTCCCGCATCCGGCCGGCGTGGGCTTCAACATCATCGTGATCGACACGGAGTTCTTCGGCTTTAAGGAAGCCGCTCCGCAGGTCAACCCCTTCGGCTCGGGCGTGTTTTACAACTAGGACTGCCACATGGGCGCACCGGCACCGACCAACATACCTTCACCGTTTGCAGCCTCTGCGAGTGGCGGCAACATCAACTTCCCTATCCCGGCAACGCCACCTGGGTCGCCCGCCAACCTCGCCTCCTGGAGCATCGGGTTCCCTGCGATCACGATGCAGCCGGAAATTGCGGGTGGCTTGCCGCCCTTCGGTCAGGACTTCAACGGCGTCCTCTACACGCTCTCCGGACACATCTTCTCTCTACAGGCGGGCCAGCCGTATCTGTGGAGTTCCTCACTGGCAGGGATCATCTCGGGATACGAAGCCGGCGCGACTCTCGGGATGGCCGACGGGAGCGGCCTGTGGCTCAACGCGAACGCCGGCAACGTCACGAACCCGGACAATGATCCGACCGCTGCCGGATGGGTGCCAGGGATCTCCTACGGCATCACAACCATCTCGGGGCTGACGGGCGGCGTCGTCACGCTGAAGCCCTCGCAGAGCCGGCGCAATGTGCTGATCCTCAACGGGACGCTGGCGTCGAACCTCTCGCTCGTGCTGCCGAACACGCAGCAGCAATGGCTCATCACCAACAACACGACAGGGGCCTTCACGACAACGGCGAAGACCGCCGCCGGGACCGGCGTGACCATTCCACAGGGCGGACCCTCAAGCCCCGTAGGGGTGTGGGGCGATGGTACGAATATCTACCCGACGGTGGCGCCGCTTTCCGTTCCGATCTCGATCGCGCCCACCCCACTCACGCTGCTCGAGCGCGACAACAGCGGGTACAGCTACAGCGTCTACTACAACCAGTCGAGCCCGCTCGAGAATCCGACGATCGGCGCAGTCGTCGTGCAGAACAGCGGCGCGGATGGCTTCTTCCGCAAGATCTCGCTCGCCAACTTCGTCGCCCAGCTCTTCAGCGTCACGAACTCCGCGAATGGTTCGATCACACTCGGCCCGATCATCATCAAGTGGGGAAGCTTCTCGGCGCCCGCGAGCGGAGCGGTGGGTGTCACCTTCGGCGGGGGTGCCTTCCCGAACGGTTGCTATGCGGTCGTGCCTTCGCAGGGCGACTCGGCGAACTATGGCTACCCGTTCGGAGTGAGCAACCTCGCCAAGACCGGATTCACTGCGGACGCGGCGGTCGGCGGCATCAATGCCGGCACCTGCTACTACATCGCGATAGGACACTGACATGCCAGGCGGCCAACCGACACCTCCGGTCTTCGTCGAAGCGTTCGCGGTAAACGCGCCGATCTGCACGCAGTCCGCTCCTGTTGCGGGCGGCAAGACCGCGCCATTCCCGGCGCCGTCGCAGATCGCGACGCTCCCGGGCGCGGCCTCGCTCAACGATGGCTTCGTGCCGCTCAACATGACGGTACTCACGGCCGGCGGCGTGCCGCCCTTCGGCATCGACATGAACGGCATCCTCTACCTGCTGTCGGCGCACATCGTGGCGATGCAGGCCGGGCAGGAGTACCAGTGGTCCTCGGCGCTCGAGGCCGCGATGACGGGCTACGCCCTCGGCGCGGTGCTGCAGCAGCTGGCCGACCCGACCGCCTGGTGGATCAACATGACCGCGGGGAACACCACGAACCCCGACACCGCGTCCCCGCTCGGGTCTACCGGCTGGATGAGCACGAAGCCGCTCAACCAGGTGGTGACCTCGGGCGGCAATGACATCGTGCTCCTGGGCGCGAGCGACTATCTCTACGACGTCAACGCCAATGCGGGCGCCATCAATATCACGGGCTTCGTGCCGCAGCGCGACGGCCAGCGGCTCACGATTCGCAAGGTCGACAGCTCCGCGAACGCCGTGACGCTGCAGTCCCTCACCGGATCGGCAGTGGGGCACCAGCTCCAGATCCCCGCGGCAGGCATCGCGCTCTCGCTTCAGTACATGGCGAAAACGCTGCGCTTCAACTCCACCGTCAACGCATGGGTGATGGAATGAAAAAGCTGCTCTTTCGTTTGGTGCTGCTCGTCGTTGCGATCACCTCCAGCATCGCGATCGCGCAGCTTTACCCGCTCTTCGGGCCCACTACGGGAATCCTCAAAGGCAATGTGAGCTCGCCGCAGACAACGGCAGCAGCATCCGCGGACGTGATCTCGCTCTGGAGCGGCACATGCAACAGCAGCAGCTACCTCTCGGGATCGGGAGCATGCTCAACGCCGAGCGGCAGTGCCGCTGGCGCTAATCCCACCGGGACTGTCGGGCTCACCACGGTCAACGGCAGCGCAACAACCTTTCTACGCAGCGACGGCGCGCCACCGCTCTCGCAGGCGATCACGCCAACCTGGACCGGCTCGCATACCTGGAGCAACAACGCCGCACCGATCTCGACCACCAACACCTCGACGTCGACGCCCACCGTGCTGCAGATGTCGAACAGCCAGGCGGGGAGCTCGGTGCAGCTGCAAACGATCCCGCCGTCCGCGAGCTCATCAACGTGCGGAGGTCTCGGAAGCGCCGCAGCTGCGCCATGTGGGCAGCTTCAGACAGCATCGTCCTCGCAGACGATGCCGCTCTACATGGGAGCGAACGGCTATCCGGGCATCCAGATCAGCACCTCGAGCGGCACGGTCACGATCAAGGGGTGGGGCCTCATCAACGGCTTCACCGACGTCACGCCAGACCGCGGCACCTTCACGATCACTTACACCGGCTTCACCGCTGGCGTCACATGCACGGCGACGTGGGACCGCGTGGGGAACCTCGTCTACCTCAACCTCTGCGCAGCGACCGGCACCAGCAACGCGACCACGATGACGGCGACCGGGCTGCCGGCTGAGATCACACCGGCGATCGCGAATGGTGGCGTCGTGTGCGGAAGCCTTCAGGACAGCGGTGCGGCGGTCGGCGGTTACTTTCAGACCGCGGCCGCGAGCAGCACGATCACCTTCCTCAAGACGCTTCCCGGTGTTGCCTTCACTTCGAGCGGCACGAAGGGCTTCGGCGCTCCGGGCTGTGTCATCACCTACATGTTGAACAACTAGGGAGCGAAGAAGGATCTAGTGGGCGACATATTTGTATGGATACGCGTCCCATTTCGTGCACTTGGCCGAGCTATCGATGCGCTCAAGGATTCCGTGGTGCGGACGCACCTCGAGGCCTCGAGGACAGAGGACCCCGAGAGGCGCGCGCGGCTTCGAGAGCAGGCCGACCTGGACGAAGCGAGCGCGGAAGATTTGAAGCGGGCGCAGCGCGATGACAAACCGCCGCCGCCAGATACAGGGGTAACCTGAGTGAACACGCCGCTCGAGCAGGAAGTCGACCAGCAGGAAGGCTATCGCGCAGCGCCGTACAAGGACTCGCGGGGCCTCTGGACCGTCGCCACCGGTCGCTGCCTGGAAACTGCGCCGCTCACGGGAGCGGAGTGGAAGTACCTGCTCGATAACCAGCTCATCGACGTGAACATTGAGCAATCGGGTGCCGACTGGCTCGAAGGCCAGGTGCTCGATGCGATCACGCAGAAGCTCGCCTCGATCTTCAGTTGGTGGCCGGCGCTCGCGCAGGCCCGGCGCGACGCGCTGATCGACATGGCTTACCAGATGGGCGTGCAGAAACTCCTCGGCTTCAGCCAGATGCTGCGCGCGATCACGTACCAGGACTGGCCGACGGCCTACGACCAGGCGATGGCGTCTGACTGGGCGAAGGAGACGCCGGCCCGTGCGCAGCAGGTCGCCCAACAGCTCCGCGACGGCGTCTATCCGCCAGGTGTGAGCACGTGAAATGGAAGACCACACAGCCACCATCACTCTCAGGCGTGTTGCGCCGGCCTGGGCCTGGGCACGCAAGAACTTCTCCCTCGCTTCAGTCCTTACTATCGCGGGGATCATCGCGACCGCCGGTGGTTACATCATCTCCCTCAGGACCCGCATCGTCGTCGTCGAGCACGAGGTCCACGACATCAAGGAGGTCGTCCCCAATGCAGGATCACTGGCCCGGCTCGAGGCGACAGTTCAGTCCCACGAGTCCCGTATCACCCGACTCGAGAACGACTGGGACGACGCCGCCAGGACCGCAGCCACAGCCGCCCCCCGCCCCAATCGGCGCAGCCGGCCGTAGCTTCAAGCTCCGCGAATTGGGAGCGCAGTTCCTGCGCGTCGTTACCATCACGAGCAGCGAGCGTGACGAGCGCGGCAAGTATTTCTGGCGCGACGAGCATGGCGAGCCGTGGTACTGGTCGGACACGCCGACGCGGGATGAGTACCACCCGTGCGCGTTCGTCGAGGCGCACGGCATCCGCTTCGACTGCCCATGCGCGACCTGCGGCGCCAACCCCCACGGTTATCGGATGGGCGTCTACCTCGGATTCGGGGGTCGCGATTGTCCCGCCGGCGCACTCTCGCGCGGCTCGGATGGCGCCGACACGCGCTGGCAGATCGTCGGGGGCACCAGTCTCGATGACCTGCAGCTCGCGCCCTCGATTCAGCTCATCGGCGGCTGCAACTGGCATGGCTTTGTAGGAACGGCG